CCACTTTCCATCAGCGTCAAGACGCTCCGCAACAGCTCCAGGTCCGTGCTTTGGCTTGAGTTGGTAACGATATCGGCCAGTGGTCTTATGATCACTGATCCGTCCGTCCAACTCGGCCCCGATTGCTCTTCCGCATTGGATGAACAACCGGCCAAGAGTCCCAAGAGTACCGAAGTACTGGTCAACAGTAAAATGTTGATCGCGTACCGAGGTAGTATATCCGAAAGTGGATATACTCTTACTCCAAAGACTACCTTGGATGAGGTTCTCTTCGTCATCGGCGTATTCCTTGTATGCTAAGTTGCACACGTGGGTTGCCGGTAACGCCTCTGCTTTGCTTGCAAATAAGGCTAGTTGCCTCACAGCTCGTATTGCAGAGGGACAGGGTTCCTCTAGCACTGATCCCGTACCTTGTTGGAAGATCCTAACAACCCACCCGTGCATAAAGCGCGGGAGGTTGTCGCTGCCGTGGGTATAACCCACGAGCGGTGCGTAGGATCCTGCTTCCAGACAAGCAGTTAAATGCTTGGCGTAAGCAGGAAGGGCCCTCGTTATGAGGGAAGCCCCTTCCTTCTTGAAGCGGCGTCGCACATATGCGAGATCACGTAAGTGATCTCGTTTTAATACGCAACGATCCATCTCGGTTATCCGAGCGCAGTCGATCAGGTCCATTGACAAGGACCTGAAGAGGTTTAGCAAAACATGCTCCATTTAAGGATTCTCCTTCTAGTTAAAAGGTGGAATCCAGCATGGTCCATGTTACCTCAAACCACGTGGTAGTAATACCGCCTGGGTTTTAGGGTGTTTACTAACCCTTAGCCCAGGTTGTGGCCGGCGGCAGCGAGGTCAATTTCTTCCCAGGTATTTGCCTGGAGAAGGTCAACCAAGGCCCTGGCAGGGACGACTCCAAAGGCAGAAGAGCCCTTGGGGAAATCCATTGTCATGGTTGCAGTAGCCACAATCGTGGTGTCTGCAGGGTCGGTAAGCTGAATCCGTACAACGGAACGCTTCCTTCCCGACTTGGTGACTTGGCCGATGTGCTGCAGGACATGGAGACCATTGTCACTCGTACGAGTGACGATACCCTTGTCCACCTCCGTCTTGGTAAAGTCGGTGGCGCCGATGCCGCTCAGCGTAATGCTGACGGTAGATGAGGTAGCGGTAGACATACTGCTATTCCTTTCGATTGTGTACCATTGTCGCCCCTAGTATCGAATTCTCGATGCTATTAAGGCGGCAATGATTGCTTGCTGGTTGGTGGTCCATCGATTTAATGGATGCACCGCTAGTGGCGCAACTTCCGGAGGGATGTACCTATGTTTGAACGTATC